TCTTCAGGCTGAAACGGAAAAAATTAGCTACAGCTAAGCAAAAAAATATCATCACTCTATTTAACAATCTCTTTTCCAGCGGTTTTCATCTGGTGGAGACTATCTCCTTTTTAGATAGGAGTGCCTTGTTGGACAAGCAGTGTGTGACCCAGATGCGCACAGGTTTGTCTCAGGGGAAATCATTCTCAGAAATGATGGAAAGTTTGGGCTTTTCAAGTGCCATTGTCACTCAGTTATCCCTAGCTGAAGTTCATGGGAATCTCCACCTGAGTTTGGGAAAGATAGAAGAATATCTAGACAATCTGGCCAAGGTCAAGAAAAAATTAATTGAAGTAGCGACCTATCCTTTGATTTTGCTGGGTTTTCTTCTCTTAATTATGCTGGGACTGCGAAACTATCTACTACCACAACTGGATAGTAGCAATATTGCTACCCAAATCATTGGCAATCTGCCACAAATTTTTCTAGGCATGGTAGGGTTTGTTTCAGTAGGTGTCCTTTTAGCACTAACTTTTTATAAAAGAAGTTCTAAGATGCGCGTATTTTCTATCCTGGCACGCATTCCTTTTCTTGGAATCTTTGTTCAGACTTATTTGACAGCCTATTATGCGCGTGAATGGGGGAATATGATTTCTCAAGGGATGGAACTGATGCAGATTTTTCAAATCATGCAGAAACAAGGTTCCCAACTCTTTAAAGAAATCGGTCAAGACCTAGCGCAATCCCTACAAAATGGCCGCGAATTTTCCCACACCATAGTAACCTATCCGTTCTTTAAAAAGGAGTTGAGTCTCATTATCGAGTATGGGGAAGTCAAGTCCAAGCTGGGTAGTGAGTTAGAAATCTATGCTGAAAAAACTTGGGAAGCTTTTTTTACCCGAGTCAATCGTACCATGAATCTGGTGCAGCCACTGGTCTTTATCTTTGTGGCAATGCTCATGCCCATGTATCAAAATATGGAGGTAAATTTTTAAAATGAAAAAAATGATGACATTCTTGAAAAAAGCGAAGGTTAAAGCTTTTACATTGGTGGAAACAAGAGTATCTAAATTTGTTATTTTTCGACCTAAATTCTCCAATTTATATCAATGATGCCAGGTTTAACAAATACCTTATCTATCAGATTTTTAATGGCAAAAGATTGCTCCTCATAACTCAATTGAGTGATGTCCTTTGTGCCTAATAATTTTTGGAATTGCTTTCGGTTTTCTTCTTGGTGGATAGCTGGGTTATTATTAAGCTCATTTTCTAGTAAATCTTTTTGTTTTAAGAATGTGTAAGTTTGAGTTTTTAACTCATCTAATGAAATCATATCGTTAAGGTAGAGGTCATTAAGTCGTTTCATTTTATTATTAAGGCTATTGATTTGATTTTCTATTTCCTCAACATTTATTATTTCTGGAGTTTCAAACATTTTATTTAATTTAACCTTATTTAGCTGCAAGAGTCTTACTTGACCTAGTACATATATTTCAATATCATCCTTTTCATAAAAGCCAGAGTTGCATTTTTGGCCATTGTTATATACTGTAATTCCTTTTGTGGTTCTTGGAAATCTATTTACACATTGGTAGCGTATATTGCGCGTGCCATCTTTTCGTTTAGTTCCTAGAGTGACTCCCATTGGAGAACCGCAGTACCCACATTTAATAATGCCGGATAACATATATTTTGCTCTAAACGGCCTTGTGTTTTTGTTAAATTCATAGGTCTCAAGTTGTCTCTTTTTAAGTTCTTTTTGCACAGCCTCAAATGTCTCACTATCAATTATTGGATCATGATTACCTTGATATACTTCTCCTCTAAATCTAACCATTCCCATATAAACTGGATTTCTTAAAACCCTACTAACTCCTTGATAGTTCCAAGGTTTGCCATTTCTTAACAAATCATTTTCATTAAGATAGTCTCTTAATTTTGTTAGTGATCTACCAGATAAGTACTCATTGTAGATGGTTTTCACCACAATAGCCTCTGCTGGGTTGATATTAAGTGAGCTAGTAACTTTATCATAGGTATAACCAAATGCAATAGTGCTGGTCATCATAGGTTTACCAGACTTAGCACGGCCGATTTTGCCCATCATCATACGTTCTCTAATAGTATCCCTATCTAATTGCCCGAAAGCTGACAGAATACCAACCATTGCTTTTCCTAGTGGCGTTGAGGTATCAAAGTTTTCTGTTAAGCTGATAAAGCCTATTCCATTTTTTTCTAGTACATCCTCAATAAATGAAATGTTATTACGTTGCGAGCGCCCAAGCCTTTTTAAGTCATAGACAATCATGGTATTAAATTTTTTCTTTTGGGCATCTCTCGATAGTCTGCTTAATTCCGGTCTTTCAATCGTAGCTCCAGAGATACCAGCATCAACATAAGTATCATGGATTTTCCATTTGTGTATGCTACAGTAGCTTGTAAGCAATGCAATTTGCTCATCGATACTATAACCCTCTTCTGCTTGTCCTTTTGTACTCACGCGCACATAAATAGCAACTTTATTCATCGTTAGCCTCCCTATTTTGTAAGTTTTATGGTAAAATAGGGTATAGAAAAAAGACCTATACCCTTAGTGTTTTAGGTTGCTTTTCAAATTGGTTTAAGTCCCATGCTCAAATTTTGGTCGAGGAGAGCAGGGGCTTTTTATTTTAGTTGTTTACTTTTACTTTCATAGATTTGTTTACAATGCCACTTTCTTCAGCAAGTGTTGTATCATCTTCTGATTTGATGTATAGATCAGGTGAGTTGGTAAATCCTAGATCATATCCATTATCAATTGCCCAATTGGAGAAAGTACTTTCTTTGATGCTATATAAACTATCAGCGATTTTTTGAATTTCACTGTTAGAGTTATATTTAACATCTTGAGGAACATAAAGATAGATAACATTATTACCAACAGGTTTAACTGTTACCTGGTATCCACTAGCGCTTAACTGATTATTGATTTCAGTAGTAAGATGGGATGCAAATTCAGTATTTGAAACCTCTGTATAATCTTTACCATCGTTTTTTACTTCTTGTGATGATTGGCTAGTTTCTTCTTTACTTGATGATGTACTAGTCTGCTCAGTCTTAGCATCGCTAGATTGGGTAGAATTAGTATCATCACCTTTCATTTGGTTTATTGCGTACATTAGTAATGCTACAACCGCAATAATAGATAAGTTGATTTTCATAGTTTTATTCATGTCAACACTCCTAATTTTCCCTATAGATACTGATCACTTCCCCAATAGTACGGATGTCATCATCTTCTGATAGATAAATTTCCTCGTAATTATTGTTAAGACTTTGTAAATACCAAGCGCCATCATAATCACGCTTGAGTTTTTTTACAAAGTTTTTTCCGTTCACTTGGAAAATCCCAATACTGTTAACATCAACTTGACTTTTTACATCGATAAAAAGTAAGTCGTTGTTTTCTATAAGTGGCTCCATACTATCCCCAACAACTTGTGCGATAGTATCGTATTTTTCTGGTACTTCTTCTTCCAAAAGTTGAACTTCCATGTGTAAGTTTTCCTCTTGATAGCTACCTAGACCAGCAGCAACTACACCCTCAACATAAGCAGTGACTCTTTTTCTATCATCGAAAATAGAGATAACATTATTTTCCTGCTCATTTAGTTGTTTCTCTGCGTAAGTGATAACATTTTCTTGCCTGCTAGGTTCGAGTTTGTCGTAAAGCCATTGTATTTTTGAGGTATCTCCAAACATCATTGTCTGAGGCTCAACCCCAAAATATTTTGCTATTTCTTCTATTTCATATATTTTAGGTGAGCGAGTACCAGCCTCCCATTTTGAAATAGTAGATTTTGTTTTGCCAACTTCCTCAGCTAGTTGCTCCATAGTAAGATTTTTTTGCAATCTATACTTGTTTAGCATTTGAGGAAAGGCTATTTTAGTTTTCATTATCCCACCTCCTTTTTAATCTATTATATAGTGCAATTATAACTCAGTGTATCAAAAATGTCAACAAAAACGAGTAATAAAAAGAAACAAATAAGCTAAAAACGCTGATATAAAGGGTTTTTAGATACAAAAAGAAAAAAAGTTGACTTTTTTTACACAAAAGTGTTGACAAAATAGAAACAAAGGGATAGAATTACATTGTAGAGTTGACAAAAAGGAAACTCAAGATAAACAGAAAGGAGTAATTTATGGAAAAAGTAGTAGCAGATAAAAATGCTTTTGAAAAACTGCTTGATAAAAGTGGGCTAAAGCGTAAAGTTATCGCTGAACGTTTAGATATTTCTCGGAGCGCTCTGTATAAGAAACAGAAAAATCCTAGAAATATAGGAGCAGATGAAATGGCAGAGTTTGCGGACGTCTTAGGAGTTGATCCTAAAACAGTTTTAAATGCCATTTTAATTTCATAGGTTGTTGACAAAAATAACACAACAGAAAGGAATAAAGTGAAAAGAACAAAAAAAGCACCTACGGACTGCAATCCAAGTAAGGCGCTTGTTAAAAATAACTACTTTAATTATACCACATAATGAAAGAACTGAACAGCACACAACAACTATTAGTCGATAATTGGCAAAGAAAACACTATCCATTAAGCGATATTTTAATTAATAGTTTGGTAGGTTTAACGATTATTGATACTCTCGCAATTTTAGCAATTGCTAGAAAGGAAAGAAAATGGTTAAAGAGCATTACATAGTAACGCACACAATGGCAGACGGAACAAAAAGAGACAGTATTGCCGGATATGTTATCCCTGATGATAACCCAGTATATGAGCTTTTTAGAAAAGTAAATGAGCGTAGATTGGAGGCTGACGGTTAATGAGATACATATTTCACCAACACCCATGAAAACTATACCTCTTTGAATAATGCTTTTTTGCAAGATACTAATTTGAGCTTGCAAGCAAAGGGATTGCTTGCTGAAATCCTTAGCAACAAGGATGACTGGCGCATCTATATAAGCGAACTTGAAAAAAGGTCAACTAATGGTAGGGATGCTCATAAAGCAGCTTACAAGGAATTACAAGAGGCAGGATATATACGAGTTGTAAGATTTAGTAGAGGATATAAAAAAGGTGTTGAAAATTATGTTTTCGCACAAGATATACCAATAAAGGATAGTCACTTAGATTATTTTAAACAGATATTAGATAGAGAGTTATCCAAAGGTAAAGGTAATTCAACTTACTGAAAAATCAACAGTTGAATTATTCAATAGTTGAGAAAATCAACAGTTGAATTATTCAATAGTTGAGAAAATCAACAGTTGAAAATTCCACTACTAATAAATACTAACTATACAACAAGTACCAATCTATAACAATGTAGTGCTAGCGCACACTAAAAAACAACAATCTTGAGCCTAACGGCACTAACTAATAACAATTACTAATAAATAACAAACTCATTCTTATAAAAAATAAGGGAATTACAGAGTTTTTAAAGGAGGAAAGAAATATGCCAAATTGGGCAGAGGGGACTCTTAAATTAAGAGGCAGACGCGAAAACGTTGCATCAGCTTTAAAAGAAATGCTATTAGGAAATAAAGGCGCGACGCTTGAAGATGAATACGATGGTACTCTACTAAGATTTAAAAATGAGTATGATTATTTTTATATAAACGGTACAAGGCGTGCGTTTATTTCTGGTAAAGATATTGAAATTTGCTTGGATGATGATTTTGTGATTATCGAACTTGAAGATTTCAAACAAGCATGGGCAGCATCAGCTGACAATTACACAGAAATTTCTAGTAAGTTTGGTGTTGATATTAAAATTTTCACTTTTGAAATGGGTATGGAGTTTACCCAGGAAATTGAAATTTCAAAAGGTGAAATCATCAAGAATATTGTAAACGAAAACTTTACTAACTATTCATGGGATGTACCTTTTAGTAGACTTGGAGGATAGATGATATGGCAGATTTAACTTTCCCAGAGTTGCAACAAAAAATGCAACTAGAAAAAAAGAAATCAAACGATGTAAAGTACGCATTTAGAAATGCCGAGGACATCTATACAACTTTCAAAGAGCTAAAAAGCGATTGGTCTGTAATTGTAACTGATGAACTCATTGAGCTTGTTGGAAAAATCTTTGTAAAAGCAACAGCCGTAGCTTTTAATGATGAGAGAAACGAGAGGTACCAATCAACAGCATACGCTGAAATTAGTCCAGTTCCAGTATTTAATACCCAAAAAGGACAGATTAAACAAATGCAAGATCCGCAATGGACAGGTGCAGTCAGCTCATACGCTCGAAAATATGCCTTGCAGGGGTTGTTTGCGATTGGTGAAAAAGATATTGATGAGTATCCAGTAGAAGAAAGCCAAGAACGAGGGCAGAATAATCAGCAAGCACAAGAGCAAAATCAAGTAAGGTACATTGACAACATTCAGTATCAAGAAATCATCAAGAACGTTGAAGAGTTTGCGACGATTAAGGGGGCACCATTTGATACAGTTGCAAATTTTGTATTGAGCAAGTACCAAATAGACGATTTCCACAAAGTTCCAGTTGATGGCTATAACATAGTGATGGAATATCTCACTAAACAAATTCAAAAAGCATACGAAAAACAAGGAGTATAAGACATGACTGAAAATAAAATTTATTCGCCATGGGCTTTCACAGAAAATGAAACCCAAAAACAGAAATCTAATCTTTCAGCTCTAAAAGAGTTGAAAGAGAAATATATCATCAAGGACAAGTGGAATTACGACAAAATGAATGAACAAGAACAAGAAACCGTTGATGTTGTATATGGTCGAATTGGTGGTGGTTACGGAAATTCACTTTATGAAATTTATAAGAATACCCCTAAATTATCAAAAACAGAACTTGCCTTAATTTGTGATAATGGAAATTTGTGTTTTGGACATTCATCATCAGGTAGCAAAATTAAAATTTTTACAGACTAGGAGAACAAAGATATGGTAAAAGATGTAACTTTGAGTGAATTAGAAAACATTAAGCCGATTTATGTGCCAGGGAAAATCACTCTTGACTTTGATGGTCTTGACAAAGCTATTGCTCTAGCTGTTGCGCAGCTGGAAGATAAAAAAATTGAAGAGCTTGACTATAAAGAGATTAAAGATCAAATTACACGGTATAAAGCTCTTGATGATGGGCTAGATGAAGAGCGTAAGAAAATTGCTAAGAATTTCAAAAACCCTCTTGATGAATTTGAAAAACGACTTGCCAAGTCACGAACCCCACTAGGTGAGTTATTAGAAAAACTTAGAAAAATCAGAGATGATATTGATGAGCATGAGCGTTTGTTGCGCGTGGATGTTGTCCGAGCTACCTTTGAGGATAAGTGTATGGTCGCAGGGATTGAAAAATCCACATTTGCTGACAAATACGATGAGTACAGCCTCAAGAAATATTTTAAAACAGGCAAGTATGAGCTGAAAAAGACAACACTTGATGAAATGGATGCCTTAGTGCTTTCAGAATTTGATGCACTGGAAGAATACAAGGCCAACAAGCAAGCTATCCAAGAGCAGGCTCAAGAGTACGATTTGCCAGCTGATAGCTATATCAGACATCTTGAAGATGGTAAGAGCCTTGTTGATATCCTCAAGATGATGAAAACTGATCGAGACGCTGAGATTGCACGCAAAGAGCAGAGAGAGGCTCAAGAAAAAGCAGAAGCTGAACGACTTGCAGAGATTGAACAATTGGCCAAAGAAAATGCAAATGCGCATATCAAGGCTTACGATGCTGAAACAGGCGAAATTTTGGAACAGGGTACAATTACACCAAAACCACAAAACAACGTGCGAGAAGTGCCAAAATTTGAACCTAGCGAGCCTTTAACAATTGACTTGCGTTTGACATTGCATGGTGGGAAATCTCAGTTTGACCAGTTAAAAGAATGGCTTGAAGATAACTTTATCAGTTTTGAAACTTTGGAGGGTTAGGTGGAATTTAGAAAGTATCAACTTATTTTAGAATTTGAGGAGGCTAACAGGCCTCTCACACAAATTGAAAAGAAAAGCCTTGCTAGCTACTCTATCGAGTATTTAAAAGTGGGGCTAGATAGCTTAGAACGTGAATATTGCAACAGGAGGTATGAACAATGAAATTTAATGAACTGATTGAAAATGTAAAAGGTTGGTCAACGGCTAAGGAGCTTGACAAAGCAAGCCCCTTATCTCAGATGCTCAAACTCAATGAAGAGTGGGGGGAGCTCAATGGTGCGACAGTACGAAAGGATAAGGAAAAGATAGCTGATAGTGTTGGAGATATGATGGTTGTCTTGACTATCCTAGCTCAACAGATGAACTTTTCTAAAATCCATTTGTCTCTCAATCCGGATGAGAACGGACAGCATAACTTTCATTATGTAGATCAGTGGTCAGTAGAGTTACTGTACTTGCACATTGCTAATGAAATTGGGTTGATTGCGCGTGGTTTGGTTGATGTTTCAACTAATACAAATCGCATTAACGCACGCACTCAAATTCAGTTAAGTAGCCGTAATATTGCTATTTATCTGATGTTTGTAGCTAAGAAATTTGACTTGACTTTGACAGAGTGCCTTGAATTGGCATGGAATGAAATCAAAGACCGTCAAGGAAAGATGGTGGATGGTGTGTTTGTTAAGGAGTCAGACCTATGAGATGTTTTTATGTCAGTGGTAAAATTGCAGATCTTGATTTGGGGTCAGAAATCAATGCAGAAAATTCATTTATGGCCGCTATTGAGTTTGTGAAACGATACGCCGGCTTATTAAAATTTGGTTCAAATGAAATCAAGGTATCAGAAGTAGAGGAGGTTTCAGCATGACAGTTTTAGCATGGCTAATCTATAATCTATCGGTACTTGCTACCTCCTTATACCTTACTATTCATTTTAATTCTGGATGGTGGATGCTTCTTGTTTTGATTGCATCAACCGACTTAAAAACTAAGAGAGGTACAATCAATGATAAATAACGTTGTTTTAGTAGGGCGACTTACAAGAGATGCCGAACTGAGATACACGCAATCTAATATTGCGGTTGCTACATTTACTCTTGCTGTAAATCGTCCATTTAAGAACGAGGCTGGAGAGCGTGAGGCTGATTTTATCAATTGCGTTATCTGGAGACAGTCAGCTGAAAATCTTGCTAATTGGGCTAAAAAAGGCTCATTGATTGGTATCACAGGAGTAATTCAAACACGTAGCTATGATAACCAGCAAGGTCAACGTGTTTATGTCACAGAAGTTGTTGCTAGTAATTTCCAATTACTAGAAAGTCGTAACAGTCAGCAAAATAATCAAGGCCATCAAGATCATCATGGCGGTTATCAACAACAGGGTTACAGCAACCAGGGCAGTTCTTTCCAAAACGGAAATAACACAGGGAACAATTTCCAAAATGGAAATAGTTACGGACAACAAGGTAGTTTCTTTGAGGGGAACACAACAAATCCAGTTCCTGATTTCACCCGTGATAACAATCCATTTGGCAGACCGACAAACCCATTGGATATCAGTGATGATGATTTGCCGTTTTAAGAGCCTATGATCATGCTAGAAAAGGAGTACGCCCTCTACAAAGGCGATGAACTGTTGAGCATGGGTACTGTAAAGGAATTAGCTCGACAGTTTAATGTAAAAATAGAAACAATACACTACTACAACACGCCAACGTACAAGAGGAGAACGAACCCGAACAGAGCAAGACGACTTGTACCGTTGGATTAGGATGAGGGAAATATGAATTTAACAATCAAAGCAGGAGACTATGTGAAAGTACTTAGAAATGGGGAGTTTCACAATATAGTCCAGGCAAAGAGGATATACGGTAGTGTTATAGAAACAACTCATGGTATCTATAACGCTGATACTTTAGCAAGTCGAATCAATAAGACTTGTATTATTTCAGGTGTTGTAACATTGGAGGATTTTCATGGATAGAGAAAGCGTAAGAGTAAAGGTAGATTTACAATGTCCGTTTTGTGGTTTTTGCAAGACGATGAAAACCGGATCACACAGAAAAGGGATTACATGCCCAACCTGCAAGCAAACAATATTTTTGGCATGGGCAACTGGTATAGAGGGCTATGTGGATGAGCATGGATTTTATTTCCACGCTTACGAGCCGTTCAATATCCGCAAAATCAATCAAGAGTTTCAAGATGCCTTTGAGGATGCACCACCTAAACACTCTTTCACCATCAGAAATAAGATGAGAGGGTGATATAGTGCAGAAAATGATAGTATGGGCGTTGTTTGATAGTGGTAACGGCTCATATACTAAAGCCATCAACACGCTTAATAGTTCGGGGGGGGGCGAATATTGAAGTATATCCGATTGGGATCGATATTGAAAACAAGAACAATCATTTTATCCCTCTAAACCTTGCAGATTACTCACGTCTGTTTGGCGATAATAAGCTATTTGATACGCTTGACAAGCTACCACATCCAGATTTAATCATAGCAAGTCCACCTTGTGAGAGTTGGTCAAATGCTAGTGCGATGACAAATGGCAACGCTTGTTGGAAACAGGAAGATTTATCAGATAGTCTATTTGAACCTCAAATACCACCTAGCATGTTTACTATTCGAGCGAACAAAGACTATGAGGATGCGTATAATAATTATCGCTATGATAGGCAATTTATGAAACGTGTTAACGGTGAGCTATGTGCCTTTAATACCATTGAAATTATAAAGAGGTATCAGCCTAAGTATTGGATAATCGAAAACCCAGCAACAGGGAGACTATGGAAGTATATAGAAACTATCATAGGCTTTCCATTGCCCTATAAAAACCCAACAAGGTACAACAACTATGATTACCCTTTGCAAAAACCGACCAAATTTGCAAGCAATCTATTTCTAAATCTTAACAATGATATAAATCCAGCAGAAATTGAATGGGGTAATTTTTCTAAATCATACAATGAACGGTCTAATATACCTCAAAAGCTACTTTTGGATATATTTCAGACAGTACTAAACCAATTTGAAAAGGAAACAGAAAATGACAAAAATTGAAATCATTATGGTACTTACAACTTTGATGTCTATCACATGGGCAGCGATTGTTACAATTCACACTATGCAAGCTATCAAGAAGCACAAGGCAAAAGTGGATTATTATCAGAAACCACAAGTGCAATGTGAGATTGCACGTCATGTACTTAAAAATAAATGGTACTCAGATGGAGGGGAGGTGTTTAGATGAAAGTATTTGATGGCGCTAAAATGCGTGCTATCCGTAAAGAGGCAGAGCTTACTCAGTATGATCTTGCCCCTATGGTTGGCATTAGTCAAAATCGAGTAAGTGACATCGAGAGAAATGTTACAACTCCAACAATTGAGGAAATAGAGGCATTTGCCGATGCTCTAAATACTCAAGTATCATCATTTTTAAGCAACGAGTCTGAAATTGAGGTTATTGCTAATACCTTTACCAAAAAGAAAAAGGATACGGATGCAGAGTCTCACTTTGACACCCAAACCGAGCAAATGGAGCTATTTGTTGATGATACGTTACTAGGTCATGACCTAGCAGGATATGTCTTGATCAGCCAAAAAACCTATCTGGAGTTGTTAGATAGTCAAGATCGCTTAAAACAGTTACAAAAACTTTTGAAGTGGGGAGTTTGTGATGAAATTTGAACTTATCAATGACCACTTTGAAAATGCTAAGAGATACAATATACCGAGGGCGCAACTTATCATTGCTGATATTCCTTACAATTTAGGAAATAATGCATACGCCTCTGACCCTAGATGGTACAAAGATGGCGACAACAAAAACGGAGAGAGCAGATTAGCAGGGAAATCATTTTTTGATACAGATAATGATTTCAAAATCAATAATTTCTTTGACTTTTGCAGCCGTTTGCTTAAAAAAGAGCCAAAAGAAAAAGGGAAAGCGCCTGCTATGATTGTCTTTCATGCCTGGCAACAGCGAGACATGATTATAGAATGTGGGAAAAAGCATGGTTTTAATAATGCTTATCCGCTCTATTTCACAAAGAAATCAAGCCCTCAAGTGCTAAAGGCCAATATGAAAATTGTTGGTGCGGTTGAAGAGGCAACGGTATTATATCGTGATAAACTCCCTAAATTTAACAATGGTGGGGCTATGATACTCAATCATGCCCCGTGGGAAAAAGATAGCTCTTACCCAGTTATCCACCCTACGCAAAAACCGATACCAGTTTTGAAACGATTGATTGAAATTTTTACAGATGAGGGCGATGTTGTCATTGATCCCGTAGCAGGTTCTGGCTCAACTCTAAGGGCTGCTATTGAGATGAATAGGTCAGCCTATGGATTTGAAATTAAGAAAGATTTCTATAAGGCTGCACAAGAGAAAATGCTATCGTCGTTTCAAATTAGCTTAATTTAAAGCAGGAGGACAATATGGATAAAAAACTTATTGGGTTAGACCTAACCCACATTGCAGATGGAGGATTACAGGAGAAACTAGACAAAGAGCTTGAAAAAGTCTTTGATAACATCCTTGACCTAAATACAGATGCGAAAGCAAAACGAAAAGTGACTATCACGCTTACGATGTCAGCTAACGAAGAGCGTACAGTGGTTGATACTATCATGGAGGTAAAATCAAAATTTGCGCCTCAAAATGGAGTAGCTACAACAATTCTTGTTGGGCGTGATTTTGATACAGGACAAGTACATGCTAACGAGCTGAAAAGTACAGTACCTGGTCAAATGTACTTTGATGAAAACGGAGAAATTCTGACGGATATTGGGCAACCAGTGGCAGAAATTGAACAACAAGCAGAAACAAAACAAGATATTATTGATTTCAACAAAAAGAAAGTAGGTAACTAATATGACAACAGAAAATCTTAAATCAGCATTGGAATACGCAGTAGAACTAAATGAGTGTGGATTAGAAATTTTAACAGCTGCAGATGGCACAGAGTATTATGATGCCAATAAATTCAACCTCAAAGAACTTGACCCTAAACGCTATCCTAAAACTCTGGAGCTATCAACCTTGACAAGCCTTGTTGACTATCTCAAAACTGACCTCAACAATTTGAAAAACCAACGCTTGATTGTAGCAGTTGAGAAAAATGATGAGGTTTGTGTGTGGTCTGAAAATGATGAGTTAGAACGTCGCACATTGCTTGTTGGTGTTAAGGCACGCATCCCAGAGTTATCTTTTGGCCGTTTCCTATCATCGGAACAGTTCAATATCATGTTGCAATCAAACTTTATTGACGATAATGATCGTGGCACATTGCTAGAATTTGCTAGCGCATTGAAGATTGAGAATGGGGCTGAAATTGAAGATACCGGAGTATATCAAGTAGCAACAGTTAAAACAGGAGTGGCAAGCCTTGCTAAAGGGAAAACACCTAACCCAGTTACATTGCGCCCATATCGTACATTTAGCGAGGTTGAGCAACCTGCAAGCCTATTTGTCTTTAGGATTGATAAGCAAGCCAATATGGCTTTATTTGAGGCAGATGGTAAGCATTGGGTAGCTGATGCAGTAGGAAACATTGCAGCCTATCTAAAAGAGCAACTAGCAGACCAGAAACATATTACAGTATTAGCATAGGAGGAAAAAACAATGACTAAAGAAACTAAAAACACGGTATCAGCTGAAACTATCGTAGAGAACTTGAAAGAGTTTGCGGAGACATTACATGATGAGAGCAAAGAGGCAATGCTCTACTATCTTTCGGCAAAGAATGTGAGTAAATTTAAAACAGCTAATATTATGCACAATATTAGTCATGATTTGCTAGATATCTTAGATGGTAAGAGTGCTAAAGAAATTCTTGGTGAATCTGATGAGGAAGATAGCTCTGATTTTGTTGGTTCAATCGCTATCAATGTAGAAACTGGGAAAGTTGAGGGAATTGATGACATCAAGGACACCAAAGTAAAAGAACAGATTTTAGCAGCTGTAAGTAAAGTGGTTGAAGAGTTAGGCGGTAATTAGATGATCTTGTTTCTGAAATTGATGGTTATCAGCGCTTGCTTACTCCTTGCTATTCTGATTTTTATTGCTGGGCACAAAACCTACAAAAAAGGAAAAGCGGACAAGGTGGTTTGGTTTATCTTTGATGCTTATGCTATCGCTTTGATTTATACAGTAATAAAGATTTTGGAGACATGACATGAAAAATAAAAATCGAGTTGGTTTATTTTTTGCACTTGTGGGCTTATCGCTATCAATGCTAAATCTAGGTTTGATAATCTCTAAAAATCACTATAAACCACAGGTGGCCAAACTGGAACAGCAAGTAGAAGAATTGAAAAATAGAAAACCAGTCATTATTTATCAAGTTGATAATGCTGGTGGGGAAATCGGAACAGTAACAGATAAAGCTATTGTTGATGGGCATTATACGGTTACTATTGGAGCTTATGGCAAGTTTCTTGTTACGAAAGAGCAATATGAGAGCATCAACATAGGGGATGATGCACCAGGTTATTTGAAGAAATGAGGTAAGCGATGAACAAGCGACAAAAGAAAAAACGCCTTGAGCGTGAGAAAAAAGAAGTCATCAAAGGAATTGATTATATCGAGAGAGTCTTTACCAAAACGGCTGAAGCAATGCGTGATCATTACAATACATTGCCAGATAATGAAGATAAATTTTACAACGATTTCTTTATTACAGGATTTGAATTTAGCTTAAAGCAATTAGCGTTGGCTAAACATCTTTTGGAGCAAGTGAGATGAAATTTGAGTTTTCTTTGCCTCGAAACACTAAGCTAAAATCTCTAAACATGGTTATCAATAGTAACGACAGGCAACATCAAACAGATAAAGCTAAAGTTACTAAGCGCATTAGAGCTTTTGCTTATTGGCATACATCGATGAACAAGGATAAAGGGAGGGCTGCTTTTAGCCCCTCTAACCCTTGTGAGGTTACAGTTACAATTTACAGCCCTACTAAATCTAAATTAGATCCACCCAACTTATACCCAACAGTCAAGGCTATCATTGATGGCATGACTGATGCGGGTATTTGGACAGACGATAATCACAAGGTTATCAAAAAGTTATCCTTTGTTTATGGTGGATTAAGTGAGGAAAGAGGGCATTATAGATTAGAGTTTGATATAGAGGAGGTGGAGTGATGATACCTGAAATAAACTCTGTATGGCTTCATCTCAAAACTGGGAAAAAGTATAAAGTAGTACAAGTCGGTCTATGGGAAGAAACACTTGAGAAATGCGTGGTTTACGTTTCTTTAGATGAAAAAGCTAGGTGCTGGATTAGACCACTAGAAATTTTTATTGATGGGCGCTTTGAGGAGGTGGAAAAATGAGTAAATTTGAAATCTCCCTGTCTAAAGATGACCTTGAACATATCGCTAACGGTTATGACATAAAAATCAAAATTAACGGTAAAAGATTTTTGGAAACAAATGAAATCATTTTGAAGCCTGCATTGACAAATGATGTTATGGCTCCGATATTGAATTATAGAAATAAATTAATTGATACTGAGGTACAAAATATTGCTAATAATTTTATTGGAGGTGCAAGATGATTCCGAAATTTAGAGCGTATGATGGCGGCTCATTAAATCGTATGTATCAACTGGACGAAGGCAGCATCTACGAAAATCCTGAGCTTTTGGAGGTCAAGGAGTGAGATATTTTAAAATCCTATGTATTGTTTTATTCGCATCCTTACTTGTAGCATGTCACCAGATTTCGAGTGGGACAGTGGTAGATAAGTACATTGATGAACCTCACACAACGTTCATACCTGTTATGAATGGTAAAAGTTCGGTACTTGTGCCAACCAGAACCAAAAGAAAATATATACTGGTCGTTTCAGGATATGTAGGTAATAAGCAAGTTGAAGAAACGTTTGAAGTGACAGCCGAGGAATACAAATACTATAAAATTGGCAACACTTTTACACAAGATGCCGTTTTAGAAAACAAGGAAGGGGATAAACAATGAGACCTAAAAAATATCCGTATTCAGGAAAAAGAAAAAAGCAAGAAACACCATCGTCATTGTTTTCTGCACGATCAATTTTTAACGAGGTTCCAATTGTGGAAGAGGTCAAAGTTGAGCTCGGAGTTGAAGCTAATGTTGGACGTTCATATCCAGTAATGTTAATACATTTAGATATTTCTGGATACGGAAATAGAGTGCATTCTGTACATCGATTCCCTGGTATCTTCCTTACTGTTGGTGAATCAATTCAACTAAAGATACTCTTTTATAGAAGGATTAGAAATTTTACCGCAGATCGTTTTTTGACCTTTAGAGAATCTGATTGGAAGTTCCTTATCAGCGATCTGGTCAACGAATTTTTGCGTTAGAAAGTTAATGAGGTGAAGTAATGACACAAACACTTGAACAAGCTGCAAAAGCTGAAAGCAAACGCATAAAAATCCCAATGGAAATCAGACCGTTTGATGTGGGTTATCGAATAGTAAATAAACGTGGTCAAGCGCTTGCCTTAAAAAACGGAGCAAGTATATTCAGTTTGCCATCATTGGCTGAAAAAGCTATAGAAAAAGAGTTTGGAAAAAATGATCCAAACTTTGATATCGGAAAGCATTCTGTTGAAGAGGTTGCTATTGTCAATTTAAGTAAATTTCATAGTTACTTTGAGGAGGTGAAAGATGAGTGACTTTCTAAAAGGTATTGGAGCAGTAACATTAATGTTATCAACACTTGCAGTCGTTTTCCTTACTATTTGCGGGATTATTGAATGGTATTTTACATGGGTATTTTCAATTTTCCCAATCAAACCTTATTTAATACCAGTTTTGTTAGTACATTCTTTTCTTTTTGGAGGATTGGTATTTCTTGTAGGGAGTTTAGTTGAACTAATCGGTAAAAGAAAATCTAAAAGATAAAATCACACTTATTTAAGGAGGGTAACAAATGAAAACAAAAAAACTATTAGCAATCGCATTGCTTGGCTTGTCTTTTGTATGGTTGGAAGCATGTGGAAACAAGGATGTCCTTGGAACAACTTTCACTTTTAATTACGCAAAAGTGAAAATGGTAGATGGGCAAATCGTAGAGGGCAAAGTCAAACAGTGGGCGAAGTACGAGAAACAGGATAGTATTCGTGTTACTTTTGAAAATGGTGATGAGTATTACACCCACTCAAGTAACGTGACTTTGTACAATAAATGATGAGGGGGTGATACATAACTGATGACGAAGAAAAAAATAGAGCGCTTGTCAGTTATCCATCGCAGGGAAATCAATTGGCTAAAGTGGTATTTTTTGAGAGATAAGAAAAATCCTCAAAAAACAATCTTGGAGCAAAAGATACATGAGGCATTTTTAGATAATAACATTGAACAGTCTGTATTTTTGGTAAATCTGAAAACTGTAACAGATGAATATATCGAGAAATCAGATAGAAAAATGTTAAAAACGATAAAAGAGGTCTATGTATTTGAAAATATCAATGTGATCGGCGCGTGTCAAAAAATTTTATATCTAAGTCCTAGCCCGGCATACACTTACATCAATAAATGGTTTGATAAGTATTTTGTTTCAACTTACAAGCACATCCCCCTATCTAAATAACCGTAAAAATACCCTATCCTATGTATCTATAATCAAGGTACATAGGTTTTTTATTAGGAGGATAATATGGATAATCTGACAACAAAACCATATCACAGACAGAATACTATTAACCAGTATAATTTGTTGGATTATGATGCCACGCGCACAGATGGTAAATATAATTTGCCAATCCTTGAACCAGTTGATCATATTCCTACAAAGTTACAGGGATTTAACTATGTTTTGAATAAACCTGACTACTCAGCTACTGTACATTTTTTCCTAGATGATTATCAGTTTGAAAGAATTTGGAAACGCCCAGACTTTTACCTAGAGAAATTAGCTGATTTTGATTGTGTACTCACACCGGATTTTAGCCTATACACAGACATGCCAATAGCTATGCAGGTTTGGAATACTTATCGCTCAAGATTGATAGGTCAAATGATGCAGAATTGGGGTTATACAGTCATACCTACTGTATCTTGGTCAAGCCAAGAAAGCCATGATTTTTGCTTTGATGGTTTGCCGAAACATAGCACAGTGGCCATCAGTACAGTAGGAGTAAAACAACGCAAAGAGCGCTTTGAATTGTGGAAAGATGGAGTAGGTGCCATGATTAAAAAGATAGCGCCAAAGCGTATTTTGGTATATGGTGGAAAAGTTGATTATGATTATAAAGGTATCGAGGTAGTTTATTTTGGAAATGATACAACAGAAAGGATGGACAAATGGGCGGTAGAGGAGCAAGCTCTGGAATGAGCGACAAAAAGAAGAAATATGGTACAGAGTATGAAACGCTGCACACAGACGGAAACATAAAATTTGTAAGATACAAAGGCGGAAACGCTAAGACACCGATGGAAACTATGACAAAAGGGCGTATTTACGGCACGGTTAATGAACAAGGAGTATTAAAGTCGCTGACTTTTCATGATGGTGTTAACAAAAGAAACAAGCAGATTGATCTTGAGGGTGTACCTCATAAGGTAAACGGAGTTCCAACATTACCGCATGTGCATTACGGGTACAATCATGAAGAGTATGGAGGAACTCACGCTTTGAGTTCTAAGGATATGAAAATAGTTGAAAAAGCTGTCAACTCTTGGTATAATAGAAACAAGAAATAGGAGAGTAGTTTACGAGTGAAAACATGGTATAGCACCAATGGAAAGTGATGGATTTAGCGAGGGTACACTAAATTTAGTAGTATCTAGCTATTGAAGCATGTGCTATTATCAAGACGACGGTTGAAATCCGCCCGCCTATAATCTTTAGCCTCAATTTAATGTTGGGGCTTTTTTGCGCCTTAAATCAAAAATAACAGTAAAACATCCCCTCTTTTAGCATATAAAATGAAATCATGAGTAGCAATACTTGTGATTTTTTTGTTGGAAAGGAGGTAGCGAATGAATGAAAGACAGAGGCGCTTTGCAGATGAGTACATAAAGACAGGAAACGGCTATCAATCAGCAATTAAGGCTGGTTATAGTGAGAGTTATGCCAATAATCGTATTACTGAACTGTTGGGAAATGTTGGGATAAAAGAGTACATAAACAAGCAGATGCAAGAGCTGCATAAGTCAAACATCATGGATGCGACAGAGGCGCTCTATATCCTTTCTGAAATCGCTAGAGGTAAACGAGATGAGGAGGTTTTGATACTTAATCCAACGACAGGGAAAGTAGAGAGACACATTAAAAAAGCAGATAATGCAACAGTTATTAAAGCCATTACTGAAATCTTGAAACGATATCCAACAGCTAAACAATCTGAAAAACTAGAGCTTGAGATTGAGAAATTAAAATCACAGTTGATAGATACACAAATGGAAGATGACACCATCACAATTATTGATAGTTGGGAGGGTGACGATGAAGATAATTGATATTCAAAAAAATGTCAATCCTCATTTCAAGAGTGTTTGGAAATCTAAGAAACCTTACAACATTTTGAAAGGTGGGCGAAATTCTTTCAAATCATCGGTTATTACCTTAAAGCTGATTGTCATGATGACCTGGTACATCATGAGAGGTGAAACTGCCAATATTGTAATTATCCGTAAAGTAGCTAATACAATCCGTGATAGTGTTTACAATCAAATCCAATGGGGACTATCGTTATTTGGCCTAACTAGTCGCTTTAAGATGACAGTCAGCCCATTTAAAATAAGTCACAAAAAGACAGGCTCAACATTTTATTTTTACGGCCTCGATGACTACCAAAAGTTGAAATCAAACAACATCGGAAATATTATAGCTGTTTGGTATGAAGAGGCTGCTGAATTTTCAAGCGCAGAAGAATTTGACCAGACTAACATTACATTTATGAGGCAGAAACACCCACGCGCTCAATTTGTTAAAATCTTTTGGTCATATAACCCTCCTATCAATCCGTACAGTTGGATAAATGAGTGGTATGAGGAAATGAATACGCAAGATAATTACTTATGCCATTCTAGTACTTATCTTGATGATGAGTTAGGATTTGTAAATGATCAGATGTTAGCTGATATCGAGCGTATAAAAAAGAATGACTATGATTATTACAGGTATGTCTATCTAGGTGAGTCAGTTGGTTTAGGGAATAATATCTATAACATGAGTACATTTCACCCGTTAGATGCTTTGCCTAGTGATGATAGGCTTATAGGTATATCTTTTGCATTGGACGGTGGGCATCAACAGTCAGCTACTGCATGTTGTGCTTTTGGTATCACTGCAAAAGGGAAAGTAATCTTACTTGACACCTGGTACTACTCACCTGCTGGCCAAGTGATAAAGAAAGCACCTAGCCAACTATCACAGGACATTAACGGCTTTATACAATCGGTTGTCAGCAAGTACAGAGTACCTATCTTGCAATATACGATTGATAGCGCAGAGGGAGCATTGAGGAACCAGATGTATCTTGATTTCGGTATTAGATGGCATCCGGTGGCTAAATTGAAGAAAGTGACAATGATTGATACATTCCAATCACTATTAGCACAAGGTCGCTTTTATTACCTTGATACAGAGAATAACAAGGTATTTATTGAAGAACATAAGATGTACAGGTGGGATGAAAAGACACTGCAGTCCGATAGCCCAAATGTCATCAAAGATAATGACCATACATGCGATGTTGCCCAGTATTTTACACTAGACAATTCTAAGATACTTGGTTTGCGTGTTGGTAATTCATAAGGAGGGCAACAATGAACTTAATTCAAAAAGTAAAAGACTTTTTCAACCGTGGGAGGTATAACATGGAAACATCGAACCTAAACAGTATCTTGGAGCACCCAAAGGTAGCTGTCACACAATCCGAATTTAACAGGATACAGCTCAATCTAGCTTACTATCAATCTAAATTTGATGATGTGGAGTACATCAACACCGATGGCGACAGAAAGCGCAGAAAGATGCAACATCTGCCAATTGCACGAACCGCAGCTAAAAAGATTGCCAGCCTTGTTTACAATGAGAAAGCGGAGATTACAGCAGATGATGATACACTAAATGACTTTCTTACTGATATGCTAGGCAATGACCGCTTTAACAAAAACTTTGAGCGGTATTTAGAGAGTTGTCTGGCTTTGGGTGGGCTTGCTATGCGGCCTTACGTTGATGGTGACAAGATCCGTGTGGCATTTATTCAAGCACCGGTATTTTTGCCATTACAAAGCAATACACAGGATGTATCAAGCGCTGCAATCCTAACTAAGACAATTAAGTCAGAGAGCAAAAAGAATGTATATTACACGTTAGTTGAGTTTCATGAGTGGGTAACTCAAGATGGCCAAGAGGTAGGGAGTACAAAAGATAAAAACCTATACCGCATCACTAATGAGCTATACAAATCAACATCAGATAGCACGCTGGGTGATCGTGTAAATTTGAGCGAGCTATATCCTGACTTGCAACCAATAACAACAATACAAGGATTGTCACGCCCATTGTTTGTTTATCTCAAGACACCAGGAATGAATAATAAGGACATCAACAGCCCTCTTGGATTATCAATCTTTGATAACGCCAAGACCACTATTGATTTTATCAATCGCACGTACGATGAATTTATGTGGGAAATTAAGATGGGTCAAAGGCGCGTGATTGTGCCTGAGCAGATAACGCAACTCAAAGTACAAGATATCCACGGTGAAATCAAATTTAAGCGCCGTTTTGATACTGACCAAAATGTTTACATGCAAATAGGAGCAGGTAATATGGATGGTGGTAGCATTATTGATCTTACAACTCCTATCCGTTCATCCGATTATATTTCAGCTATTTCAGAGGGGCTTAAATTATTTGAGATGCAAATAGGTGTATCTAGTGGTATGTTTACATTTGATGGTAAGAGTATGAAAACGGCAACAGAAATTGTAAGTGAAAATTCAGATACATATCAAATGAGAAATAGTATAGCTACGCTTGTAGAACAATCTATAAAAGAATTGTGTGTATCTATGTGTGAACTTGGGAAAGCCGTGAAATTGTATACAGGTGATATACCAAAATTTAACGATATATCAGTTAATCTTGATGACGGTGTATTTACTGATAAAAATGCAGAGTTAAATTATTGGATGAAGATGGTAGCGGCTGGATTTGCGACACAGAAAAGAGGTATTGCTAAAGTATTGAACATCACAAATGAAGAAGCAGAGAAAGAACTTGCTGAAATCAATGGAGAGTTGCCACCAGAGAGCGATGCAGAGCTTGCTTTGTACGGAAAAGCAGAAGAGGGAGAGCTATAAACTGCTATAAATTACAATAAACGACACATAAGGAGTTGAAAATGACTGATAAACGCAAAATGCCAACTCTAAATGATCAGCGATTTTCTTTGCACATGCAGGGCGTGAGTGATATTTACTCTAAAATGCAAATTGAGTTGTTTGATAGCATGATAAAACGACTTAAAGAGCGTGGCAATGCTGACCTTGCAAAAAATCCGTATATATGGCAACTAGAAAAGCTCAACGATATGTACATGCTGAATGAGGAGAACTTAAAGATTATTGTTGAGCGTACAGGAATTGCTGAAAGTCTTTTGAGAGAAGTCATTGCTAATGAGGGGTTAAAGGTTTATAAGGACACAAAGGAGCAACTGGAGGAAGATTTAAAAAGAGAATCTAGTGGCAAAGTTAGAAATGGTGTAATTGATGCTCTTGAGTCCTATACTCAACAAGCTATAAGTGACCTTAATCTTATCAATTCAACATTACCAGCAAGCATACAGACTGTTTTTAAGTCGGTTGTAGAGCAGACAGTTGCACAAGTGGTATCAGGGACTAAAACGAGTGATAGGGCTTTAAATGATACTATCATGTCGTGGCAAAAAAAGGGCTTTACTGGATTTACTGATAGCGCAGGCAGAGAATGGCGAGCAGATAGCTATGCCAGAGCAATCATTAAAACGACAACTTACAGGGTTTACAATGATATGCGTACAAGACCTGCAGAGGAATTAGGGATAGATACTTTTTACTACTCTATCAAGTCGTCTGCTAGAGCTGCATGCGCCCCATTGCAAGGTAAGATTGTTACTAAAGGTCAAGGCAGAACAATAAACGGCCTTACAATTCATAGTTTGCTAGATTATGGTTTTGGTACTGCTGGGGGATGTCTAGGTGTCCATTGTGGTCATTATCTTACGCCTTTTATCGTAGGAGTAAATGAAATACCAGACTTGCCAGACTATATGAAAGACCTCACGCCAGAACAGGCAGAAGAAAATGCACGCATCGAGGCTAAACAAAGAGCCTTAGAGCGCAATATCAAGCATCACAAAGAAAGATTGCACTATGCTAGTACATTAGGTGATGATGATCTGATACAAGCTGAGAGGCTAAAAGTTAGAGCTTATCAAGGGAAAATAAGAGCTCTTGTAGAACAACACGAATTTTTAAGCCGTGATTACAGTAGAGAAAGAGCATATATCTAATTATCAAGAGGGTTACTAAACAACCCTCTTTTTTTGTGCCTAAAACCGTAAAAAATCCCATTCCATCCAAAGTAAACTGAAATAGTAAATAATATTTTGCTTTTCGGTGGGAGTTGTCCACCTAAAAAGAACTAAGGAGGTACAAATGGCATTTACAACAGAGGAACTACTCAAACTTGGATTGACAGAGGAACAGGCTAAAGATGTCTTTGCATTGCGTGGTAAAGAGCTAAATGCAGATAAATCAGCCTTGGAAACTATCACACAAGAGCGAGATAGTTTGGAAAACCAGTTGCAAAAAGCAGAGGAGCAAGTTGAACACTTGAAATCGCTTGAAAGTATCAGTGCTGAACAAAAAGAGGCGATTAATAAATTGCAAGCAGATTACGACAAGTATAAACAAGAGGCTGCGGATGAACTGGCAAAAACAAATAAGGTGAATGCTATCAACCTTGCTTTGAAAGATACCACCGCACACAATCCATCAACCTTGATGAAGTTTATTGATGTTGATGCCATTGAACTAGATGACAGTGGCAAACCTAAACTAGATGACATCCTCAATGGTCTAAAGGAAAGTGACCCATATCTTTTTAAAGCAGAAGAAGATGGCAAGCCTAACCCAAATATCGTTGCGTTTGGAAATCCAACAGCAACAGACCCAGCACCAGATGCCTTTGCACAGGCATTAGGGCTAACAGAATAAAAAGGAGGAATAGTAGATGTCAATCAATTACATCACAAAACATGAGGGGCAGTTTGAAAAACGCCTTATGCAAGGCTCATTGACTGCCATTCTTGAAACGCCAAAAGTAAATTGGCTCGGTGCAAAATCATTTGAATTGCCAACAATCTCTGTAACAGGATATAAGGCACATACACGCTCTAAGGGTTACAACTCAGGTACAGTATCAAGCGATAAAAACGTTTATACTCTTGGATTTGACCGAGATGTTGAGTTTTTTGTTGATACAGCAGATGTTGACGAAACAAACCAAGAGCTTTCAGCTGCTAATATCTCAAATACATTCATTTCAGAACATGCAACACCAGAAGTTGACGCTTACCGCTTTTCTAAAATTGCTACAACTGCCATCAATGGTAGTCATTTCAAGCAAGAGGATAGCATTACGCCGGAAAATGTCTACGGAATTTTGAAAGCTGCTATTTTGCCAATGCGTAAATATGGAGCATCAAATCTTGTCATGTATGTATCTAGCGAGGTAATGGATGCCCTAGAGCGTTCTAAAGACTTTACACGCGCAATCAATACGACGACACCACAGGGTATTGACACACGTGTAACATCGCTAGATGGAGTGCAACTTATCGAGGTTTGGGATGATGCACGTTTCAAAACTCAATTTGATTTCACAACTGGATTTGTGAAAGCTGGCGGCGGTAAAGATATCAATTTCTTGATTGTGGCTAAGACGGCTATCATCGCTAAGGCCAAATTTAACTCTATCTATCTCTTTGCTCCTGGGCAACACACAGAGGGTGATGGTTACCTATACCAAAACCGTTTGTACCATGATTTGTTTGTCTTGAAATCTCAAGAAGATGGGGTTTACGTTTCACATAAATCAGCGTAGGAGGTAGCAGATGAAGAAATACATCAAAGAAAATCAAGTTTATACCGTGCAAGAGGGTAGTGAGCTCGAGGTGCAACTTATGGCAGATGGCTTTGAGGAATTGGTGGAAGATGGTGGGGAGCTTGAAACACCAAAGGAAACTAAGGATAAAGGTGAAAAATAATGGCTAAGTATAAAGCAATTAAAAACCTAATTTTAAAGACACCTGGTATTTATGCGAAAGAGGGAGAATTTGTTGAGCTTGAACCGAATTATGCCGATCAAGTCAATAAAGACCTCAAGCAAACATTTCCGGATGTCGATGCAGTTTTAGAGCTTGTAGAAGATGTGCCCACACAATTTGAGCAGGCTGAATAAATAAGGGGTGGCAACACCCTTTGTTTTTAAGGGAGGTTACGCATGACTTATTTAACGAAAGATGAGTTTGTTACTGACTTAGGCTTTGATGATGTAACGGATTTTGAGAAGTTAGTTAAACGGGCAGAAATTGCTATCAATCTCTATACTCAAGGAATTTATCAAAAACATATTGACTTTGAGAAAGAGGTTGAGTATCGCAAATCTGCTGTAAAGCTAGCTATGGGTTTTCAGATTGATTATTTGAACAGCTCTGGCATCATGACAGCTGACGAGAAACAAACTATGGCAAGCGTTTCTATTGGTCGTACATCAATTAATTACGGCAATAAACAACAGCTTTCAGCAGGTCAACAATTCAACCTTTGCCTTGATGCTGAAAATGCCCTGAAACAAGCTGGATTTAGCTTAATTGTGGGAGTTGATTATGATAGATAAACGCTTATTACAAGATGTTGTTACAGTTCGTAAAGTTGAGGGCAAAGATAACTATGGAGATATCAAGTACTCTGAGCCATTGGATATTAAACCGGTAAGGTTTGATAGGTCGGTGGTTGTTACAGGTACTAACAACTCTAAAACTAGACAGAAAGCAGGCGTTGTTTACATTTACCCTAAGTTTGTGAATGTGACAGTTGATGATAGTTGGCTGGGTGCAGTTATGAATGATGGGGCGCGTGATTACCTTGTGATAGGTTATCAACCCAATTACCTTAATGGGAGAATTTTTAGCTATGAGGTTGAAGTTACATAATGGCAGATGTCAGAGTGAGCATTGATCTTGCAGGGGTAGAGAAAAAAGTATCACCTCAAGCTATGCAACGTGGCAAGATTGCTGCAGGTAGTGAGGCTTTGCTTATTATGGATAGCTCTGTACCTCTTAGGGCTGGTGGAGGGGCATTGAGAGCCTCTGGGCGTGTAGAGCCTAATGGAAATGTGAGTTATAACACGGTTTATGCTCGGGCGCAGTTTCACGGTACTAATGGGATTGTTGTTTTTAAGAAATATACAACCTCTGGCACTGGTAGCAGATGGGATAAACCGTTAAAAGCAAACATAGATAAGCTAAAAAAGGCAGCTATTAAAGGAATGGGTATCTGATAATGCAAAACAACAAAAACTTTCAAGATGTGTTACTGGAACATATTAACAACATCACAAAGTTGCCATTACAAGCAAGGCTAGATTATTTTGAAGATGACAAGGATGATTTAGTTATCAATGCTTTAAGTGGTGGAACTATTGACAAAGAGTATATGGATGGTACTAGAGAAGTATCACTACCATTTGAGATTGCTGTAAAGAGTAAATCAAATGCAGTAGCAATCGATACTATCTGGCTCATTAACGGAGATTTATCATCGTTTGATATTGATTTGCCTAGTACAGACAACTCTTACACATTCTTATCATTGAAAGTGGACAAACCAGGAATAAATGGCAAGGATGAACAAGGTTATTTTGTTTACTCAATGCAAGTAACCGCAAAACTAGAAATAACAGGAGGATGACATAATGGTACGTCAAAAAAATGCCAAGCGCAAACACGAAATTGCGCCATTTGACCCTAAAAACCCAACGGTCGTACCTAGCGATGATGCTTGGAAACGACTTGCTAAGTACATTGAAACTATTGATGATGAAACGGATGAAGATACAGATGACACTGGTTACTACGACGGAGACGGTACACCAGAGGAAACTGTACTAACCGTTGTTGGTGGTTACTCATTTGAGGGAATCTATGACCCAGAGGATGCAGCTCAAGCGATGATTGCCGCTATGCGTTACAAAACAGGTGAAGCACGCCGTGTATGGCATCGAGTAACTACAGCTGATGGCAAGAAAACCTATACACAAGTTGCCAATGTTTCTGAAATCAAAGCAGGAGCAGGCGATGCAACAGCGTATGAAGAATTTGGTTGCACGATCAAATGGATTAAAGAGCCAGTTGAAGCTGGAATTGGTGGGTAGTCCACTATATAACTAATAGACATTTTGGAGGAAATTATCATGTCAAACAAAACTGTAATTGATTTAGGCAGCAAAGTTCTGTCATTTGATTTTGGAGAGTTTAGTCTTGATTATCGAGCAACGGATAAAAAAGATGCTCAAATTCAAGACAAGGCTGTAGAGTTAAATGATAGGGTAGGCGCTTATCAGAAAGATGTAGAGAACATGAATGACAAAGAGGGGCGTAAAGCTCTAAAACCTATGGTTGATGAGTTCTTTGTAGTAATGTTTGATGAGGATGCCCCTCAAAAAATCTATGAGGTAGCTGGTGAAAACACTTGGAATTATCTCAATGTATTCTTACAGGTTTCAGCAACAATTCAAAAAGAATGGAAGAAGAAACTAAACGATGAAAATTTCAAGAAGTATCTTGCTGAATAATGTTTGATATTTCCAAAAAAATGGATGACAAGCTGGTACTTAATAACAAAGAGTATCAGCTTTTATTATCGTTTGATAGGGTGTTATGGATTTTTGATATGTGGGGTAAAGAACATATCCCAGTAGAACTTAAACCAAAACTAGCTCTAGCAAAATTAACCGATGATGTAACTTTTAAGGACATGGATACAAGGCAGGCGTTAGCTATCTATGCAGATATATTTGAAAAGCACATACAGGTTACTAGGGCTATTGATGAGGTTGATAGGTATGATATCGAGGGGAATGTATTGCCTAAAAAAACCAAAGATGCCCAAGATCACGATGATAAGCCCTTATTTAATATCAAATATGATGGCGAGTACATTTTTTCATCGTTTATGCAGGCCTATAACATTGATTTGATTGAACAACAAGGGAAATTGCATTGGCAGAAGTTCAATGCCCTATTGTCTGGTTTACCAGATGGAACAAAGTTTGTTGAGGTAATGAAAATTAGAGCGTGGAAACCCTCAAAAGGGGAAAGTTCAAAAGAAAAACAAAAAATGCGTGAACTGCAGGAGCAATACGCATTGCCAAATATTTAATAAAGAAAGGAGGTAGAACATGGCAGACGGTAAAGTAACCATTGCGGTTGATTTGGATGGGAAGAAAGCCCAAGGGGATATAAATAGTCTGAAATCATCATTAGGTGGGCTAGGTTCAGCTTTTAAATCGGTTTTAGGAGCAAATTTAGTTAGTGGCGCATTGATGAGTGGAATTAGTGCACTTACAGGAGGAGTTAAAAGCGCTTTTTCATCAGCAATTGATGAGGGAGCAAAATTACAACAATCTATCGGAGGTATTGAGACACTTTTCAAAGACTCAGCTGGGACTGTTAAACAGTATGCTAATGAGGCTTTTAGAACAGCTGGAGTATCAGCTAATGAGTACATGGAAAATGTAACATCATTTTCTGCCAGCCTGATTTCTTCTTTGGGAGGAGATACAGCAAAGGCTGCTGAGTTAGCGAATACAGCAATGACAGATATGTCAGATAACGCAAACAAGATGGGTTCTGATATGAAACTCATTACTCAAACTTACCAGTCATTGGCGCGTGGTAACTATGCAATGCTAGATAACCTAAAACTTGGTTACGGTGGAACAAAAGCAGAGATGCAAAGACTGATAAAAGATGCTGCTAGTTACAAAGATGTGCAAGAGGAGTTGAATATGACCGTGAATGAGGGTGATTTATCATTTGCAAACATGGTTAAAGCAATTTCTGTTGTACAAAAGAAACTAGGGATTACTGGTACTACTGCTAAAGAGGCAGCCGAAACATTTTCAGGATCTTTTGCATCTATGCAAGCTGCATTTAAGGATTTCTTAGGAAACCTTACAACAGGTGGAGACATTAGCAAACCTTTAGAGAACCTTGCTAAAACAGCCTCAACATTTATCTTTAGAAACTTTATACCGATGGTGGGCAATGCTTTCAAATCTTTGCCAAAAGCTATCTCAACATTTTTAGCATCAGCAAAGCCAGAGATAGAGGCAGGGTTGAAAAAGATGTTACCAGAGGAAATGGTAAACAATATCATGAAAACCTTTGATAAAGTTGGTAGCTTTTTGTCTAGTTTCAAAGACACAGGAGCTCTAACAGCAGTAGCTGGAGCTTTTAATGCAGTGAAAGATGCAATAGGTCATGTCTTTTCATCTCTAGCAGGGAATGGGGAAATTTTTGATAAGATCGCTAAAACTTTAGGTGAGGTGGTTAAGTTTCTTGCAGATGCTGCTACTAAAGGGGCTGAATTTATTTCCTCATTACCACCTGGTACTATTCAAGCAATCGCTAGTGCAGTGATTGGGATGGTTGCAGCATTCAAGACAGTATCAATTGCAACTAAGGCTATAACTGGCCTAAAAACTGCTTTTGGGTTGTTAAAAATAGCTTTGTCCAATCCTTGGGGTATTGCTATTGCAGGTATTGGTGCCTTAATCGGTTGGTTTATTCAAGCATATACCACTAGTGAAGATTTCAGGAATAAAGTTAATGAAGTCGTTGAGGCAATTGGTAAAATAGCTAGCAAAATTGGAGAGTTCTTATCTGGAATAGATCCATCTATTTTTGCGCTGTTACTACCAGTATTGGGGACTTTGTTATCTAAATTCAAAGGATTTGATATTATCGGAAAACTCAATCCGTTCAAGTTATTCAAAAAGAATGCTACAGAGGCCTTTGATGGTGCTGGAGCATCAGCGACTCAATCTAAAGGTATCATAGAGCAAGTCTTTTCTGGGCTTGGTTCTCTTATCACATCTATTTCACAAGGTATTTCAACAGTACTACAAGGACTGGCAACAGCTATCTCAACAGTTGCCCAAGGTTTTGGTCAAGCGGCATCAATGGCCAGCCCTGCCCAATGGCTATCAATGGGGGCTGCAATGCTAATGGTTGGTGCAGGTGTGGCTTTAGTTGCTGGCGGTATCTATATATTAGTTCAAGCAGCAATAGAACTAGGCAATGCCGGAACAAGTGCCCAATTGGCAATGCTTGGCCTTGGAGTTGGTATAGCTGTATTAGCAGGTATATTTGCCTTGTTGGGGCCAGCTTTGACAGCTAGCGCTGTTGGGATACTTGCATTTGGAGCATCAGTTTTTTTAATTGGTGCAGGGATTGCTATTGCAGCATATGGCCTCTCAATACTTGTAAATGCTTTTGCTAATGCAGAGGGAGCAATCACAGCAACAGGCCAAGCTATAAGTACAGCGGCTCAAGGTATCGGTCAAGGGTTGCAAACAGCCCTTGATGGTGCTGCACGAGTTGTTGAGAGTTTCGGTACAGCGATTAAGACAGCTCTTGAGGGTGTAGCAAATGTATTTAAGAGTGTTGGAGAGGCCATTAGAACTGTATTAGATGGTATTAAAGGTGTAATTGAGTCAGTTGGGAACTCGTTCACCCAAATAAGTGACTCACTAGCTAAGATTGCTAGCAATGCAAGTGGCATTATGAATGCTGCAGCAGGAGTTGCAGCCGTTACAGGTTTAGGTGCAGCATCTTATGCAGGGAACTTAGTTGGATTTACTGGTGACATTGAGAAACTTAATGCAGCGATTAAAAATCTTGGCTCTGGCTTTGCTGGAATTTCAAGTTCTTTTCAAACAATAGGGACATCTATGTCTTTAGTTGCTACATCATCTATAATGGCAGTTACAGGGCTTACGAATTTTTCAACTCAGATAACATTGTTGTCAACAACTTTAGGTCTTTTACCATCTATTATGACAATGGCAGTATCTGGCTTTACTATTTTCACAGCACAGATTTTAAGTAGCGTGGCAGGATTAGCGGCAATAAATGCCCCAATCGCTATGTTTAACTCCCAAATTATGACTATGACACCAGCATTGATGATGGCAGGAGCTGGTCTTTCTGGTTTTAATGCTCAAGCAAATGCTGCAGGTAATGCTATGAGATTACTAGCAAGCAACTCAAGTGTTGCACAAGGTCAAGTCACAGCGCTAGGTGTGTCTATCCAAGTAGCCATGTCTGGGGCTACTGCATCAATTTCTACTGCTGGTAATCAGATGGTGGTTGTGATCCAGTCTAGTATGATGCAATTGTCTATGGTTGTAACTAATTCTATGACCAATGCATCCGGCGCAGTACTTAATAGCTCAATGCAGATGAGCACAAGTATTAGAACAGCTGGTACTCAAATGACTACCACAATGCAATCAACGTTAAATCAGATTGTATCTTTAACCAAAAACGGAATGACAAGGGCATCCCAAGCGGTACAACAGGGTGGCGCTCAAATGGCGCAACACATTCAGTCATCAGGTCAAAAAATGGTGACATTGATGCAATCAGCAATAAATACCGTAGTAAATACTGTCAATAATGGTCGTAGTCGAATGATATCCGCAGGTCAATATATGAGTGAGGGACTTGCTGTAGGAATGCGTAATGCTCTTCCAGCTGTTACGGCAGCAGCTAATGCACTTGTTGCAGAGGCAGAAAGAGCAGCGCAAACAAAAGCTAAAATTAACTCACCATCACATCTATTTAGAGATGAAGTTGGTTGGTGGATCGGCGCTGGTGTTGCTAAAGGTATCGTTCAATCTACTGTCAAAGTTGATGAGGCGATGACCGATATGTATAGTAAGATCAATGCTTTTAGTTTTAAACCTGAAAATGTTTTAGGCGTCGGTAAAACTAACATTTCTCACTCTGTGACAGCGAAAGTGATGAGAGAACAAGCGATGCGTGTGACTGCTGATGACAAAAAATCTCAAAAGGATGCTTATCATGTTCATAATAATAATCTTTTGGAAAATCTTTTAGATAAGGTCTATGACCTTGAGGCACTTATAGAAAAAGGTAAGAAGATTGTACTTGATAGTGGAACTTTGGTTGGGGAAACAAAAGACATATTTGATGAGGCCATTGGTAGTAATACAGCAATGATTAGGAGACATCAGTTATGATTTTAGAAATTGTTGAATACATTAAGTTTGGTGATTTTGATACTAAATCTAAGGGGTGGTATCTAGTAAGTAGAGATGCCCCATCACCAGAGGAGAAGGAGGTGCTGGAAAATCTCCTTTATTCTCAGGGCGTACTAGATTTTTCAATGATGAATGGCGAGCGATATTTTAACAATCGGATTATAACTTATGAATTTAAGTTGCCAAATACAAAATACGCTGACAGAAAAACAGCGGAACGAGAAATCAAGTCGTCACTCATGCGTATTGGTAAATCAAGACTCACTGATACACATGATGAGGGATTTTACTGGTATGGCAAATGTAAGAGTGTCAAAGTGCAGGATGATCCTCAAAAGAGGGCACTAGTAGCAACTATTGAATTTAGCTGTTATCCATTTCTTATAGCTCTTGATGATTTCTTCGATGACATTTGGGATGATTTTAGTTTTGAGTATGGTGTTGCTAACTGGACAAAATGGACAATAAAAAACAAGCAAGTAGTCCCAATCTACAATCCTGGAGATACAACTATCATCCCAAAAGTTATCAGTAGTTCTAATATCGTTATTGAGCATAATGGATCGGCTTATCAATTTAGTAAAGGGGAGCAAGAAAATGTACTGTTAAAGATACCGCCTAAACAACTTGCATTGTTCACAATCACAGGTAGTGCAGACGTTTCTTTCCGGTTTTCTAGGGAGGTGTTGGGATAATGAGTGTGAATACAGTAAAAAATCCCGGTTATCTTGCTCTATACTGGGATAAGGCAGAAGATATTGGTGATACTAGTAAGCAAAAAGTATTGCATGAGCCGACAGTTTCCCATAGAGAATATAGGTTAAGCTCAGGTAGTATCAAGCAAATTGTAAATGGTATCAATGAGTGTCGTCTAGTTATTGGGATGAATCACAATCTATACAAAAAAATAAAGCCTATCAAAGGAATTGTAAAGATTGTGAATTTATTTGATGGCGAGGTAGAATTTTATGGCAGGGTCTTATCGGTGTCGATGTCTATGGCATCTGATGGATTTGCTCAAGAAATCATTTGCGAGGACATGCTAGCATACTTACATGACAGTTGCCAGGATTTTGAAAAAGTGCCAAACAGGGGACTTGAGGACTATCTAACTCGTATTATTAACCGCCATAATTCTCAGGTTGAGCCGCACAAGCGCTTTAAGATTGGTGTGGTCAATGTACCAGCGCCATCTGATACGCCATTTAGGTATACTGGCTATGATACCAGCTGGGACACGATCAAGGATAAATTGATTGGAAAAACAAACGGATATTTGGTGTTAAGGCATGAAACAGATGGTATGTACATTGACTACTTGAAACAAATTGGCGATAAAATCAATGGCTCACCAATTATGCTAGGCGCAAATATTAAGACAGCTACCAGAGATTTATCTTTTGATGGTCTATTGACTAGGATTGTTCCAGTAGGAGCAGATTTGGATAATGGTACAACATCGGAAACATCTAGCTCAGATATTATACGTGAACAGGTTACTATCAAGTCTGTCAATGGTGGCAAATACTGGCTGGAGAACGAAGAGTTGATTAAGCAATTTGGCTTAATCACAAAATCAGTTACATGGTCAGATATTTACAGCCCAGATATCTTAAAGAAACGCGGCCAACAGTACATAGATAATCTCAAATCAATACTAGCTAGCTGGAAAGTCGAGGTTGTGGAGCGATGCTTAATTGATGCGAACTATGTCAAGTTTAAAGTAGGTAATACCCATCAAATCATCAATGCCCCTATGTCTGGTGTTGAGGAGTTACAAATCATTGAGAAAACAATAAATATTACTAAACCTCAATCAGTATCTCTTACCATTGGTTCGAGTAATCAGAGTTTATCAATGTTTCAACTGCAACAACAGGAGGCTCAAAAGTCAATGGAGAAGGCTGCAGCAGATAACGCAGCCAAACAAAGACAACTTGAGGAACAAACAACTAAAGCAAATAATATTGCATTGCTGGAAAGTGAACTGTCACAATACCGAGTACAGTTAGAAAGTATAGCTCAAGAGATAGCGACGCTTAATAGTGAGATTAAGAAACTGGATGCTAAAAAGGATGCTGACTTGATTGCGACTTTGACAACTCAAGTAAATGTAGCTAAAAGTAAGAAAGAACCGTATGAAACCAAAATTTATGACATACAGACAAAACTTAAAAAATTAAAGGAGGTACTATATGACTAATAACATCGAGGCAAGAGGTGATACACGGTTTTATCAAGATGATAAAGCAATGGATTACACAAAATTGTATCAAATTGACGAAGTGATTGAAGCTATTTTACAAAAAAAATATGGTAAAGATGTTCGCTATGCGATAGCCAGTGCTCTAAAAAGAATTTACTATGATGCAGCACAATCAGGAAATGCTAATTTGGAGGTCTCGCTAGCAAGAGGTAAATTTACTCAGTTAGCTGATCGTTTGAATTCAATTGTCGAATTACTTGATTCGAAAGCTGATGATGGACAGGTTGAAAGTATGTTAAATAACATCTTGGATGGCTCACCCAAAGGCACATACAACGATATTGGGGCTTTGAGAAGTGCACTGCCATCTGGAGCTAAAGGTATTTACATCACAACAAATAACGGACACTGGAATTACTGGAATGGCTCGAATTGGGTTGATGGTGGGGTTTATCAGTCTCCGCTTAATGGGGTACCTAATCAATTAGGAGTTATTTTTGATGGGTTACTGACAATTGATAGAGACAACCAAACAGTATCAATAAAAAAAGATACTTGGTTCACTTTTGGAAATAAAAATTATGCACCAGAAAAAGATATCACAATTATGTATAATCCATCTGGATTGTCAGAATACGTTGTTTATGATTTCCAAAATAAAAATCTTTCTGTAATAACATTAAGCGACATATCAAAAATAACCTCAACACAAGTAATTTTGGCTGTCATGTACAAAAGTACTTTGCATTATCCAACATATTCCCGATTTATAAAAGTAATTGGGTACAGAGAACTAACTCAGGATACCAATATTGGTTCAGTTGTTCAAGGGAATATTACTTACGATAATCGTAGTCAAACATTTTCTTTTAAAGGTTTTGGAGAAAAGAACGAAATCATTGTTTCTAAAGGAACAAGTTACTTCACTTGTTACGACCAAGAAGATCTTGCTTTTTCAGGTGGTTTTCTACATCATTTGGTATTCGATTTGTTAGACAATAAATTTAAATTAGTTAGCAGTTCATTGCAGAGAAATGCCGATACTTTTACGGCTGAAAATACAAAATTGCTAATTGCTTCCATTTACCTTGATAAACTAACGCATTATTCAAATCCTTATTTCATTAAAAGATTAGGTGAGTTAGAGAATTTAAATTCTTGGGAATTAGAAGAATTAATTGTTAATTTGCAAACGAAAAAAACTGTCGTCGTCACGTTAGGAGACAGCACCACAGATGGTTATCGAACCTCAAATTATAGTGGGAATGAGCTAGAGAGTTTAATGGACAAACCTAAAACTTATACTCAAATTTTAAATGGTATCGTGAATCAGCAAAAAGGGTACAATTTCAATCATAAATTTTACAATAGAGGTTTTTCAGGGAAAACAATCGCTTGGTTAAATCAAAATTTGAATGAGGTTCTTAAACCAATCCCTGAAAAAATTGACTATGCATTTATTACGATGGGAATCAATGACCTAGTTTATAACGATGCTAAAGTTAAAGCATTTAAACAAGATTATATTAATGTTATCAATAAATTGCTTTCAAAAGGTATTAAACCACTATTAATGAGCACGCAAGCGGAGTTTGAGAATTTCAATCGTTTTGGGAATAAAATCAATGCTATTGCAGATAACGTAAAAAGAGAGATTGCAAAGGAATTTGGCATTCCGTTTATCGATTATAATCGTGGAACACAAAACATCTTAAGCAATTCGGAGTATGATACAAGGCTTCTCATTCCAGATATGTGTCATTTTGCTGATTTAGGACATCAGAAAGGTGCTGAATTTCTTGCTAGTAAGCTAATTGCACAAACAGTAATCATCAAAGATGATGTACGTATTGGTTATGCTTCTAATAAAGTGAATTCGGATTTGGTTTACTCAGATTATCAAAATGATGAGCAAAAAGATGTGAAGTGGATTACTAGAACTGACGGTTTCGATTTAGAAGGCCGACTAAATTTCGCTCAAACAAAGACAATGTTTGAGGTTTCGGTTTATATTGAACGTCCGTCAATTATCCGCTATTTTGGAGACAATGTTATTGTGACGTCGAACGGACAGGCGTTATCAGACGGAGCGGTGCTCGATGTCGGATTTTATCGAATCACAGCTAAGAATCGCCCTGGAGTTGCTAGTAAATTCCGTGGCTTGAAATTTAATCTGAAAGAAGTGTAGATAAAGGAGGTTATATGCAAATCGAATTTTTCAATTTTTTAAGAAGTGTTGTACAGACTGAAGATGGTTTAGTCTTGTACGCTCTAACACTGATTGTCTCGATGGAAATCATTGATTTTTTGACTGGGACGATTGCTGCTATTGTCAATCCTGATATTGAATACAAGAGTAAAATTGGTATCAATGGCCTACTTCGTAAGATTTTAGGGGTACTCTTATTAATGATCCTTATCCCGATGTCCGTGCTCTTGCCTGAAAAATCAGGCTTCGCATTCTTGTACTCAATTTATCTCGGGTACATCGTATTTACTTTTCAATCACTCATTGAAAATTACCGCAAACTAAAAGGAAATGTCACTCTTTTTCAGCCGATTTTAAAAGCGTTTCAGCGCTTACTTGAAAAAGACGAAGATAAAAATAAAGGAGAATAAACATGATTAACTGGAAAGTACGATTTAACTTTAAAAATAAAACATTCTTATTGCGAGTGGCATTCGCAATAGCTTTGCCAATTCTCGCCTATTTCAATCTCAAAATGGAAGATTTGGTTAGTTGGGGAGTTATCTTTGACTTGCTAGGAAAATTTTTCTCAAACCCTTATCTTGTTGGTTTGACGATTGTAAATATTCTAAATATCATTCCAGACCCAACAACATCAGGAATCTCTGATAGCAAACGTGCTCTTGACTATAAAGAACCAAGCGAAGATTAGGAGAAAACAATGAAGAAAAACGACTTATTCATCGACGTATCTA